GGATATCGTATATTGGAAAAAAATCGCTATATCACAACGTTAAACGTAAATTAACCAAAAAAGAACTGGCTGAACATACCGGAAGAGGACGTAAACCTACAACCGAGGTAGTTCAAAAGGAATCTGATTGGAAAACGTATTACGGATCTACAAAACAAATTGTAGAACTCATTAAAGGAGGTAAACAAGAGGACTTTACCCGTGAGATCATACAGTTTGTTTCTAGTAAAAAACTTCTTACTTACTATGAATGTAAGTACTTATTTAAATATGGGGTGTTAGAACATCCCCTAGAATACTTTAATGACAATATTCTTGGAAAGTTTTTCACCAAAGACTTTGCTACGCAAGATTAAGTTTGTACATTACTGTATATGCTCAATCAACCACTGATTGCCTTAGTAAATTCTGTTTTAGGAACTGGTAAACCAACAGCGAGAGGTAACTATGCTTATAGTTGTCCCTTCTGTAATCACCATAAACCTAAATTAGAAATTAATTTTACTGAAAACCAAAAAGGAGAAAATCCTTGGCATTGTTGGGCTTGTGATAAAAAAGGTAAAAAGGTAGCTCAAGTATTTAAACAAAAAACAGCATCACCTGAAAAGATGATGGAGTTAAGAGCTTTAGTTAAAACAGAAACCTCCGATAGAGAATATGCTGTTGTTGAGAAAGTATCTCTACCTAAAGAATTTAAAACATTTAAAAATATTACCCAAACAAACATTTCAGGACGTCAAGCTTTAGCTTACTTAAAATCCAGAAATATTACAGATGAGGATATACTTAAATATAATATTGGTTATTGTGAGACAGGTCCTTACAAAAATATGGTTGTTATTCCATCATATGATGCTAGTGGAAGTTTAAATTATTTTACAGGTCGTTCGTTTGAAAAAGACCCTAAAATAAAATATAAAAATCCATCTGTATCTCGTGATATTATACCATTTGAGTTGTTTATAAATTGGGATATACCGTTTATATTATGCGAAGGACCATTCGATGCAATAGCCATTAAACGCAATGCAATACCGTTATTAGGCAAAAATATACAATCAAACTTGATGAAGAAGATTGTAATGTCTAGTGTCGAAAAAATATATATAGCTCTAGATAAGGACGCTCAAAAACAAGCATTAAGTTTTTGTGAGCGTTTAATGAACGAAGGCAAAGAAGTTTATCTCGTAGACATGCACGATAAGGACCCAAGTGAAATGGGTTTTAAGAATTTCATAAACATAATTTCAGACACATTACCCTTAACACTCTCAGGTTTGCTTGAGAAAAAACTCTTCCTATGAGTAAAATAAAAAAATCTTACAATAGAATCTTAGAAGTATCAGATGATGCTAAACAAATAACACTACCGGATTCTCGTTATTACAGACGAAATGGTGAATACTATCCCTCAATTACTTATGTTTTAGGTTATTATCCTAAAGGTAAGTTTTTTGAAGACTGGCTTAAAAAAGTAGGTTACTCTGCTGAACACATTGTTAAAAAAGCAGGTGAGGAAGGAACTCAAGTCCATGAAATGATTGAAGAATACCTTGAAGGTAAAGAAATGAATTTTATGAACCAATATGGTAATCCTCAATATAGTCCTACTGTATGGCAAATGTTTTTACACTTTGTTGATTTTTGGGAAACCTATAATCCAAAATTAATTGAAGCAGAAGTTCATTTATTTTCAGATGAACTAAAGGTAGCAGGTACTTGTGATTTGATTGTTGAAATTGAAGATAAACTTTGGTTGATAGATTTTAAAACTTCTAATCATATTCAAACAACTTATGAACTACAAACTGCTATTTATGGTAAGTGTTATGAGGAATGTTATGGTAAAAAAGTAGATAACTATGGTATTCTTTGGTTAAAATCAGCTAAACGTAAACCTAATAAAGACAAAATGCAGGGTAAAGGATGGGAAATGGTTTTATCTACTAGAACACATGAGGAAAATATTGATATCTTTAAGACAGTAAAACGTTTATTTGACTTAGAAAATCCTACTCACGCTCCTATCTTTACTGAATTCAAAACTACAGTAAAAAGAACCCTGTAATATTTATGACAAATACTATCCATGATTGGACTGATATCACTCTTAAAAGAAATACAAGGCAAGCCAAAAGCAATTTTTATGGCTGGTCCTGCTGGTTCAGGTAAATCATTTATATCTCAAAAATTAGTACCTTCAGATTTTACTACTATTAATGTAGATGATACCTATGAGGAATTACTTAAATCCTCAGGTATTGGAATGAAATTAGCTAACATGTCACCTGATGAATTAAAAAAATCAGGTGAGTTAATGGGTCAAGCTAGAAAAGCAACAGACGCTAAACTTCAAGATGCTACTAAAAATGCTAAAAATTTATTGATTGATAGTGTAGGTGGTTCATCTAAAATGCTACTTAAGAAAAAAGCAGAATTAGAAGCTTTAGGTTACGAAACGGCAATGATAATGACTTATGTATCGCCTATTACCTCACTAGAGCGTAATAAACAGCGAGACAGATCATTGTTGCCGAGTATTGTGATTCGTTCTTGGCGTGATGTAAATACCAATATAGACGCATACAGACAGGCGTTTGGTGATGATTTTACTTTAGTAAATTTAGATCCTGAAGACGCTAATAAAGATTTTGATGAGAATTTTATTTATAAAAATTACATTGAACCTTTAGGACAAGTAGGTAAAGAAAAATCACCTGAGGAAAAGGCAAAATCTAGAGCCGAATCAGAAAAAATATACTCAGATATCAAACAAACTCTTAAATCACAACCTAAGTTTGATACAATAGAACAAACAAAAACAAAAATTACTAACTTTATAAACAAATGAAAACATTAATAGATTTATTACTTGAAAGCGAATTAGCTGAAATGAATGATAAAGAAACCGTAGACGAAATCGGTAAATTCTTTATAGTTAAAAAACCTAAAAAAGGTATGACTAAAGAGGATATTATGTGTGAGATGACTGTGTTTGATGAAATCAATAAAGACGAAATCAAAGGCATTTACAAACAAAAATCAGATGCCTCTAGAATTGCTACTGAGGCCCTTAAGCAATATGAGGGTATGATGAAAGAGGTAGAAGAGGCTATGAATGACTTTAGAGAAAGTAAAAAAACAATTGAGGATAAGAAAAAAATTGCTAAAGAAAAAATCGAAAGATTAAAGTAATGGATTTACTAACTAAAGCTCTATTAGAGGACCTGTTAGATACTCAAAAAACAGTGGCTATTTATGGTGGTGGTTTTAAACCCCCTACCAAAGGTCATTTTAATGTTGCTGAATTAGTTTTAAAACAATTCCCCGAAATAGATGAATTAAAAATATTTGTTGGGCAAGGTGTTAGAGATGGTGTTACTCAAGACGAATCAATTAAAATTTGGGACATTTATAAAAATTATTTATCACCTAAAGTTGATGTAGAAGCATCTGTTGCTCCTGTTAAATCAGTTTTAGGTTATGCTAAAGAAAATCCTGATACTAAAGTATATTGGATATTAGGAGCTAGAGATGGAGATGAAGGTGATTTAGCTGATATTAAAAATAGAACAAAATCTTTAGATAAGTACCCTAATCTTGAGGTAAAAGTTATTACTACCTCTGGAGGTGTAAGCGGAACTAAAACACGCCAAGCTATTAGGGATAATAATAAAGAACAATTTTTTCATATGATTCCAGATGTTAATGATACTGAAAAGGAAGAAATATGGAATATGGTTTCCCCTATTATTAAAGAAGGTTTTATAGATAATATGAAATCTAAAATTACAGCTTTTGTTAATGCTATTAAACAAGAAGGTAAAGAAACAAAAGAGGCAGTAAGTTTACTTATTAAAGCTGCTAAAGGAGATATTGAATTAAGTGATGAACAAAAAGAACAAATTGGTAATCAATTAAAAGATGTTTTAAAAACTATTGGATTAACAGCTATTGCTGTTTTACCTGGTGGATTTATTGCTGGTGCTTTAATTAAAATATTTAAAGCCGAACATTTAGTTACTCCTTCATCTTTTGTAAATGAGGTAGGCGAGGCAAATCTTAAACCATATAAATGGAAAGAAGTAGATAGAGAAAGTT